CGTGAGCGAGTTCGCGACTACGGTCTGCGTGACGGTCGCGCCGAGCACTGCGCCGAGCAAGGTCTGATACGGGAAGCAGGAATGAATCGGCACGCCGGACTCGACGGGTGCCATGTCAAGAACGGTGTACCCGTCGCGCAGCTCCATGTGTCCGTCGGGGCGCGAAATCCAATTCTTCATGTAGAGAAAGCGTTGTGGTGGTAGGTTGATCGGGTTAGAGCGACTATCGACGCCGCCGAACGAACTTTGTTCCTGCGATTTCAGACGAGGCATTTATCGAGTGCTCTGTACTGCGCTGCCGCCGTTCCCCCATTCAGTCGAGTCGTCCGCGCTCCAGTCGATATGTTCGCCCGGAACGATGCCCATCGAGCCTTGGTACTTAGTCACGAGCGCCGTGTATTCGCGCATTGCAGCCTGATATTTTTCGGCACCCTCGCCGATGGTGTAGCGGAAGATTTGCCCTTCGAGTTTCTTGAGGAGCACGTGATGCAGGAACGAAGGCACAAGCGGAATCGCCTCGGGAAGCGAGTCGTCGGTGATGTTCGGGACGGCCCAATAGCCGAGCTGTACCGCGTAAGACTGATCGGGCACGGGCGTGAAAGCGATGGTCATGAAGTCGCCCGGCATCATGAAATACTGTGCGGGCGGCCCGGAGTTCGATGTCGGGTAATTCGTGTTCGCGAAGATCGCCGCATCCTGCAAGTCGCGCTCGAAGAGCGGAGTCACTTCGGAGTATTGATTCGGCTGCGCCGAGTTCGGATAAATCTTGACGCCGTGCTGCATGAACTGCTGTAAGTCGGGCGCGTTCGCATTCGCCGGGTCGGTGAGGTCGTATTCCCAATTGCCCGCGCTCGTCATGAGCTGGGTTGTGGTGCGCCGCCATGGCCAGCGGTACTCCATGCAAAACTCTTGCAACGCCATGAGAAATTCCGATTGCAGGTCGAGCGTCTTCGACCCTCGGCGCTCCGTGCGCCGGTCGGCCATTTCGATTAGTTGCGAGCAGGTCCATCCGCCTCGGACGCTTGTTTGTTTCGGCGGCCCGAGCGGTTGATTAACGATGACAGGCATGGCTTACCCCGTGGTTTTCTTGAGCGTGAAATTCAAAGTTTCGAGGTCGATGGTGTACTTGAGGGGGTCCGCGTGATTCTCTTTTGCGATTTCGGTAAGGAGCGCGATGAGCCCTTGGTCTGCTGCCGTCGCCTGATCGCGCATCTGCGTCGCTTGCTGCATCATCCCGAGAACGCGCACTTGCGCGTCGCGGAAGCGGAGCTTTTGCTCGGCGCTGAGCTTGATGATTTTCGGGTCGAACTGCATAAGTTTTTTTGACATGGCTTATATCTGCGTCCAATTGGTTTCGGTGGCTGCCGGGAAAAGAGCAATCTGAATGACGAAAGCCTCGCCGCTGTTGCGAAGAGGCAGAAAGATCGCAGAGATAGCAGAGATGGACGCGCCGTTGAACGTGCCCGACAAGCTGCTGCCGTTCACGAACCACACGCCCGTGACCATGTTGACGACGAGCGAATACTGCGAGGGATACTGACCGGGCGCAAAGGCTTGCCCCGTGGTCGTTCCCTGCTGAATCGTCATGGTGAGGATTTTGGTTCGATAGTCAACGGCTATCGCGGTGACGGCTGCGGTTGCATCCGTCTCGATGGTGACGCCGCCCTGCTGGAAAACCGAAATTAGTGCCGCTGGCAGTGTAATCATGTGTCTCCCTTAGACCGCTGTTAGGTTGACCTTGCTCCAAGTTGCCGAACCCGCTGCGCCCGTCACGGTGCAGAGATACGCCAAACCGCCGAAGTAGACCATTTGACCCGCCGTACCCGCCGTAGCGGCTGATGTCGGTGCGCTCGCAGAGGCGGCGAGTTGCAGCGTGGTCAGTTTCAGGGAGCCGCTAAAATCTCCGACCGTGCCGTTGCCGATGGCGAGTGAGTTCGCAGCAAGACGGCTGATGCCTGTGTCCGTGAAGAATTGCAGGGTGTTGAATCCGGTGGCGGCGGTGTTGGTTAATTCCAGCGTGCCGTCTGCCGGAGAGTAAATTCGAGAACGTCCATTGATTCCAAGAGCGTAAGTTGCTCCCGCTAATATGAAAGCAACGCCAGTGAACGAACCGCCAGTCTGATTGATGGAGCATGGGATGTTTAGCTGAGCGCCCGCACTACTCCCGGTATGAGCAAGAGTAAGAGTTGATACTCCATTGGTTCCCGCTGCCAGACTTTGCGTCAGCGACCACTGGTCTTGTGCTGAGGCAGAACCCGTCCAATAGTTAGCATCGAACAGCAGCGAAGGCGAAGTGTTGGTCGTGCCGCTGGTCGCAGCCGTGTTACTGATAAGTTGTAGGTTGCCGTACATGCTGCCGAAGCCCGTCGCCACGCCGCCTGTGTGAATGTGCCACGGGTCGGTAGGTGCGGTAGCGTGGTAACACATCATTCGCTGGATGGAGAAATTGTTAGTAAGCGGCGAAGTGATGCCGAAGGTGTAGCGTATCTTCCTGATAACCGGCCCGTCTGGAAAGCACGGAATGCCAGCCGGGCCCATGATCCAAAGTTGTCCCGTGTTACCGCCGCTGCCGTACATAACCGATTGCGCCGACGTTGTGTTGTACGCCGTCATCCAACTGTTTGCGCCAGTGCCAACCTGCGTGGTGCCCGTGTCCGCCGTGGACGCATAGTTAGGTGCTGTGATGCTGCAAGTGACCGTGGCTCCCGATACGGTGGTAACCATCACGAATGGAGCAGCGGTTCCTGTGTCAACCGCCGAAGCATACAAAGCATGGGTGAAAGACGCAGTGAATTGGGTGGTAGACGCAGTTGCTATCGTAACAATCTGCGCTTCTAAGAATGTCGCAGTGGTCAAGCCTGTCAGCTTGATGGTCTGCCCTACGACGAAATTATTGGCGCACGTGACCGTCAGGTTGTTGCTGCCGTCTATTGCAATGTTGCTGATGGTCGCTACATTAAGCCAAGTGGCTGTGCCCACACCCGTGAACGAAATTTGCTGGTTGTTGAAGAAATTTGCTGCGCTCACACTGGTGGTCAAGGTCAGGACATTCGCAGCAACGGCGATATTGCTGACGGTGTACGACTGCGTAGTTATCAGCCAAAACTCGCATTGCAGGGTGTTGAGTAGGGTTCCTCCCGACCGGAAGGTGAGCGCAGGGTTGAAGTAGCCGTTGCCACGGTTGGGAATGTTACCAGCCGAAGTGGTGGTGAAGTCTACCGTGATTTGCAGCGATGGAAGAGTTACGCCACTGTTCCAGAGGGCAGTCGTCGTGTCATCTTGGAACATGGCGCTGGCTGAACCGCTTGAAGGGGCGATGCTGAATGTCGTAGTTGCACCCTTCTGAGAAGCGTAGGCGAATTCGTCCTGATAATCGCCCCACCATCCGTTCGTCATGTCGCCCAATCGAGGGTTACCCACGCCCCCCATAACCGTGTATTGGTCGAAGGATAAGTAGTTGCCACCGCTGATGATGCCGTGCTGCGAACCAGAACCCAGTATCAATGTGCCGGGAGAGGAAGTGGTCCCCTGCAAACTGAGAATGCCCTGTGTGGCTCCCGCTACACCAATGGTTGTCTGTCCCGTAGTGTTCTTGACAAAAGCAGTGGTGGCGACTTTCGTGCTGCTGTCGCTGGCTGCGGGAGTCGTGGCGGTAGGTGTCCCGGTGAACGCTGGCGATCCCCCAGCCAAAACGATTGCAGAGCCAGCGGTGCCCGTGGTTCCGTTCAACAAGTTTGAAGCTTGAATCTGCGTGCCGCTGATATAGAAGTTGGTGCCGCTGATGCTGCCTTGGTCTGTGATGTAGGCCATCGTGGTGTTGACAGAGGCAGTTCTTTTGGCGAATTGCAACTGCCAACCAGTACCATCACCGATGATAAATTTGGCTGCGCTTGGAGTGCCATATCCCGTGCCAATGTAAACCCCACCCGCTCCCGTGGACCCGATGCCTGCGGGGTCGCCGCCGCCGCCACCCCAATACTGCGAGGGGTTGCTCAATAGCCCCGGCACGCTCACTGTAGCTGCGCCCGTACTTCCTGTGTGGGCAATGGTTAAGGTGCTTATGCCGTTCGTGCCCGCAGCCATCGAACTGCCGATGGTCCATGTGTCCGCCGCCGAGGCCGAGCCGGTCCAATAATTCGCGGCGAAGGAGTGCAACGGGCTCGCGTTCACGGTGAGCGCCGTCGCGACCGTCGTGTTCTTCCAGAGCCACACGGCGTTTGAGGTCTGATCGAATTCGGTGGTGAATGCGGCGTTTGCTAAGGTGAGGTTCCCGCCTGCATTGCCGAGGTTACTCCAGAGATAGCCGGTCGGAATCTGTGCGAGCGTCGCGACGCCGGTGATGTCAGTAAAGGCCGGTTGCGCCGCAGTAAATAGACCCGTCGCGGAGCTGTAACTATTCAACCAATTCGAAGCGGCGGCGGCCTTAGTCGCGGGAAGCGCGGGCACGCCCGTGAGGTTCGTCCATGGGATCGCGGGGATGTCGCCGATGACAAGCGCGCGCAAGCTCGATACGCCCGGCACGCCGGACGGCGTCGCGAGAACTAAGTTGGCCGCGCCCGATGGCGCTGGCCCTGCGGGTCCGGTTGGCCCGGTGAGTCCAATTGAGCCCGTGGCACCCGTCAAGCCCGTGGGGCCGGTCGGTCCAGTTGCGCCGACGGCACCCGCCGCACCCGTGGGGCCGGTTGCTCCAACTGCGCCAGTGAGACCCGTTGGTCCGGTTGCTCCAACTGCGCCGGTTGCACCCGTTGGTCCCGTTGGGCCGGTTGCTCCGGCTGCCCCGGTGAGTCCGATAGAGCCCGTCGCTCCGGTTAAACCTGTCGGGCCGGTCGGTCCTGCGGCTCCTACTGCTCCGGTTGGCCCCGTTGGCCCGGTAGCTCCTGCAACGCCTGCCGGGCCGGTGAGGCCCACTGACCCGGTTGCCCCGGTCAATCCTGTTGGCCCCGTCGCTCCCGTCGGCCCTGCGGGTCCGGTTGGTCCCGCTGGTCCCGTCGCACCGTCTGCGCCGTCCGAGGGGATGGTGATGTGCTCCGTCATCGTCGGGCTGATCGGAGTCATCCCGCCGCTGATTAAAAGCGTGTAGACGCCGGGCGCGATGTAGAAAAAGAAATTGCCGTTCCCGTCTGAGACCGTCGGGTTCGCGATGGGATTGCCGAGGATGTCGAAGAGCGAGGCTTGCGCGCCGAGCGAATCGAGGACACTAATATTTGCCGCGTTGACCGGCGTCAAATCTTGGTTGTAAATAATGTCTTCGTAGCGGACTAGGCTCAAACTTCAACCTCCACGCGCGCCTGCAACTGCACTTCGCGGCGAGCGAGAACTTCCTTCTGATAACAGAGGTAGTCATCGAGCCCGAAAGCATACGAACCCATGTGTCCGGGGCGCACCGTGGTATCGACGAAGATCGGGATGCCGCACTCGCGCGCCTTGAAGCAAAACGAGAGGTCTTCGCCATACTCGCCGTCGCCCCACGGGTGTTTGAGAAATTCAAACCACCATTCATTGCCCGTCTCGCGCGCGTGCTTGCGCCGTCCCGCTTCCATCTTCGCGGCAACTTCGGCACTCATCCCGAGATACTCGCGTTCATAGCGGCAACTGAGGTAATACTCTCCAACCTTGTCGAGCACCGTCGTGCGCACGAGCATGAAGGCAGCGCCGACGGCAGCGACATCGAGCAAGCCGTCTGACTCCCACTCGAATGCCGTGCGATAGCTGCGCAGCTCGGGCACCCAGACGCGGAAGTTAGGTAAGGGCGGGTCTTTGCGCACCGTACAAGCTCCGGCCACAATGTCAACCGGATGCGGGCCGTTCATGTGTGCGAGGAGCTTAATGAGCGCGTCGCGCGGCGGCGTCATGTCGTCGTCCATCATGAGAACGAAGTCGGCGGGTTGCCCACTCGCGCGCAACTTCACGAGCAAATCGTTTCGCACCCAATGCACCACGCTCGAAGAAATCCCCGGCGCGGGTGTAACGATGCAGTGATTTTTCGAGGCTTGCAGCATCTCGAAAACCGCCTTGTTCGTCTCGGGTGCGGGTGAGGATCGCGTCGGCATGAGCAGGCTAATGAGCGGTCGCCCGTCGTCCATCGCTTCGTCGGCAAAAAGAAAGTTGTATCCCAGCTCGCGCCGCAGCGCCTCGCGTCCTTCTGCCGTTTTCAGGATGGAACGCACACGCCGCTTGGAGTCTTCCAAGTCGAGAGGATTGAGCCCCTCGGTGCGCTTCTGTTCCATCGCAAACTCGGCGATGAGTTTCTTATCGTCCACTCGCGACCTCTGCGTCCTTCGGTTGCATTGCGCCGACTACCGCGCCCATGCCATGCGCGCGGAGTAGCGGAGCGAGAACTTCCACGCCCCACTTGCGCGTTTTCTCCAGCTCTTCGGCAGTGAGCGGTTCGGTGCGCCGGGTCGCGCGTTTCAAATCCTTTGCGCGCTCGGTTGGCCCCTTGTCCCACTTCTCTACCGTGTCAGAGATGAGTTCGTCCTTGGCCTGATACACGCCGTTCGCATCCTGCTTGTAGAGAGTCGGCATGGCCTGCGGGCCGGTGTAGATTTTGTTATCCGAGGGGTCGGTGATCGGCCCTTCGAACTTCGATGGATCGCAGCCGGGGCAAACTTCTTTCACGAGCACGCCCTTGAGGTCGTAGGTCGTGCATCCCCGGCTCGTCTCACGTCCGCACCCGCAGGTCCAAGCCATTTATTGCCTCACTTCCGGCTTCTGTCCGGGGCCGGGGGGCGTGGCCGCGCGGGTCTTCACCGCGTCAAGTAGCGCATTGCCTTCGCGTAACTGCCGCTGCATGTCGGCGAGGCGCGTCGTCGTGCGGTCGAGTTGCTGAGCAGGCGTGAGATACATCTTTTCCCACGCGGCATGACCTTCGTCGCCGCTGAGCACGGCAGGATGCTGATCGAGATAGAACTGCTCCTGCGGGTCGGTCGTGTCGTAAATGCCACTTTCGCGGAAGGTCACGAGCACGCCCGGCGTCGAGCTAATCTGGCCGGTGAGCTTGTCGCGGGTCTCTTCGTTCGCCTTGAGGTTCAAGGTCGGCGTAAAGAGGCGACGCTCTTTGATGTTCTGGATGTGGCCGCCGCCGAGGTGGTAATAAACCTTTTTTTCGACGGTGTGGCGACCGGGCTGCGCGGAACAATCGAAGCCATCGGGATAGCTGAAAGTCTTGTCGCAGACTTCACAGGTCGCACGCCAGCTTTTCGCTTTGAACGCTCTGGGGTCCATCGGTTCCTTTCAAGAAAAAACCGGCGCGAGCGAATCGCCTGCGCCGGTCGAGGGGTTGGTTGGGACAACGTGTTTAGGCGAACGCGCCCACGTCATACAGACGCGCGTGCCGAGCTTGGTGCCAGATGCGCCAACCCGCCTGCGTCATGATCAAATCCTTCATGACCTTCGGGTTGGTGGTGTCGTAATCGGGATACATCTTGGTGTCAAGATTGATCCCGTTTTCCACCAACGGACAGAATTCAACGCTCGGCAAGTCGATGCCGAGAGCCTCACCCTGCACGCCCGCGTCAAAGTTGTAGTTATTGGCGATGAGCCAATTCCCGTTTGAGGTCACGAACCGCTTGAGGCTGACACCGAAAACCTTGTCCTCGGCCTTGGTCAGCGCCTTGTTGACGGCCCAATAATCCATCGCCTCTTTCACGAGCGGCGAGGCCATGAGCAGTTTCTCGGGGCTACCGTAACGGAACGCGAAACGGCTCCAGTTGAGGAACACCATGAGGGTCGTCGGGGTGGTGGTGCCGCCGCCATCCGTCAGGTAAGACGAGATGATGGAGCGGATTCCCATGGTGGTGTACTTGGTCGCGGTGCCGTTCAACTGCTCGGAGAAGCTGGAGAACAATCCGGCATTCTCGATTTCGAGCTTCTGACGGCGCATACCGAGCCACTGCAAGCGCGCCCGCTCGGGCCGGTCGCCGTAAATCTTCGTGGCGGCGGCGGTGCGGGTGATCTGGATCGGCCACTCAAAAATCTGAGCGCCCGAAGTGCAGGGGGTTTTGATCGGCGTGCGGGGCACGTCAATCGCACCCGCCTCGGACTGTGCCACGCCCAAAATTTTCAGCGTGGTGCCCGAGCCGATGGTGTTGACGGTCGTGCCTGCGAAAGCACGGGTGACGGTGAGCACGTTCGCGGCAGAGGTTACAACCTGAATCAGTTCCTCAACCGTTGACGTGGCGGCGTTCGTCATTTGCACGGCGACGACATCGTTGACGCCGAACAGCGTCGAATCGACCACGCTGACGGTGTTCGCGGTCGTGGTGTTCGCGACGGCGGCGTTGGCGGTGCCGAGCATGACAAGATCGGCATCCTGAAACCACTCGATGCGTGGCGAGAAGACGTTCACTTTCCGCTTGCTGTTGTTGGTCAGCACGTACAGCGGGGTGCGGTCGGGCTCAAGAGTGAGCAGGCGAGTCGAGACATCGCGCACGTTCGATGTTTCGGTCGTGAATGAGTTGAAGCTGGAAATGTTGCGAGTGCTCAAGGGGTGCTCCTATGGGCTAGAACGCTTAGCGCCCGCCGCTTCGTCCCCGCACTGGCACGTTCGTCTCTTGCGCCGAAATCTCTCGGTCAAGAGCTGCCATCATGGGGTCTTCTTCGGCGTCCGCGATTCTGTTATCAAGCGTCTTCGCTGATCCTTGTCCCGCTCCCAGAGCGCGACCGGCTTGGCGCTGTTGATCGGCGCGGCCTGCCATCTTCTTTCCGGTTGCAATTGCTTGTGCTACCACGGCGGGATTCACTCTCTGCCCCGATGCCACACGGGCCAGCATGGCGTACTTCATCTGCGCCTGCTGTTCCCTCGGCAGAACACGCCCTTGCGGGTCGGTGAATACCATGGAATCAAACCCGTGTATCTGCGCGGCGGCGGCTTCAAGCATGTCGCCAAACTTCTGCGCATCGGGCGTGCCCGCAACTGCGGGATAGCCCGGCAAACCCGGATAGAGAGGCTTGCCTGCGTCATCGGTCGCGGCGCGCACGGTTTCCCATGCCCGGCCATACGACTGACGTTCGTAGGTTTGCTGCCATCCCGGCGCAATCATTTCCATTGCGGCGGGGAGTACGTGAGGGAGCACGGTCGAAACTGTGTCCGCCATGTACCGGGCAATCGTTGGTGCTTCTTTTTGCACGCTCTGAATGAGCCCGCCGAGCACGGCCTTGTCTTCTGCCGAGACGTTCGGGTCGTCCATGAGCTTCGTATTCACGTTAAACATGCGCAAAAAGGTATCGCCGACCTCTTTCAAGGATTGCTGATCGAAGCCCGTCTTCACCAAGTTGTCGATTGATGCGTAATAGGCTTCGCGTTGTTTCGCGGGTTCGAGAACGGCTGCGGGTTCGGCGGCTGCGACTTCGGCGGTTGGCTCGCCTTCGGTTTGCTGCTCCTCGCTCGCAATGCGTCGTTGAATTTCGTGGTCGCTGTCAATCTTGTCGAGTAGCAGATGCTTCAAGTCCTCCGGTGTTTTGGGGTCTTGCAACATCTTCCATGCAGTCGGATAGCGTTCGCTGTAGCTCTCCAGTTCGCGCGGAAGAATATCCTTGAGACGCTCCTCAACGGATGGCGGCTGTTCGGCTTCTTCTTCGGCAACGGCTTCGGCTTCTACCGCTGGCTCTTCTGACTCGGCGGGCTGTTCTCCCTCAAGTACCTGTTCCTCGCCGGATAATTCCGGTTCGGCTTCGGCCTCTGTGCCTTCCCCTTCTGCGCTGGGTTCGGAACTTTCTTCCGCAGACAGGTCGGGCTCTAGTGCAGCCCCTCCGAGGAACGAACTAAAATCGTTCGCCCCTTGTGCTGGCGTGGTCTCCTGCGGTTGGCTCGCAGTTTCCGTCGCTTCGCTCATTCGTTTCCTCGCTTCTCATGTCCCTGCGGGGTTGGCTCCCGCTGGGGTCTATCTAAATTTGTTTGTCCGCGTTCAACGCTTGATCGAGCGTTTCCCAAAACTCGGCGAGCGTCTGCGCCTTCGCGGCGTAGTCCGCTGCCAGCTCCGGGTTTCGCGGCACGGTGCTCATGTGCAACGCACAATGGTTTTTCAAACTCTGCGCCTCGTGGGCGATGAACTTTTCGAGGCCGCTTCGCAGCGGCCCGCTCGACGCGATGAAGTTGACAAGCGCGCCGTGCTCGATCTGTGTCCAGCCGACGGCCTCATCCGCCACTGTTCTTACCCATGCCCTTCACGCCCGGTTGCTTCACGCCCGCCGCGTCGAGACCTACCTGCTGCTGCTTTTCCTGTGAGGCGATCTGCTGCTTTTGCGCGGCTGCGGTTGCGGCGAGCGCCGTCTTCTGCTGGCTCTTCTGCGCGTCGAGTTGGTTCTCTTGCTGCTCGGCTTGCGCGGCCTGCTGCTGGCTTTGCTCGGCCATGGTGTTCGAATGCGCTTGGTCCGCTTCGGTGAGCTTCTGCACGTGCGCGATAGTGCCCTGATGGATTGCGCCGATGTGGTCGCGGATCGCACTCACGTGGTCGTGCTCTTGCTGTCCCACGCGCTGTTGATGCTCGTGCGCCTGCCGACTGACTTCCTGCGCCTGCTGGGTGCCTGCGGCGTGCTCGGCCTTCTCTTGCTCGCCCGGTCCTAGTAGGTTGTCGGCAGCATCGCCCGCCTGCCCGGCTCCGACGGCGGTCTTGATGGCGTCGTTGTGGACAAGCGTCTGACTCGGTTGCAATCCAATCTCGCCGAGGAGTTGGTTGGTGACATCGGCGGGCATCTTGTCGATGGGGATATTGATATTGACGCTGATCTTCGGCGGCGGCGGTGACGGCGGAGCCTGCGGCAGAAAATAGTCGTCCGGGTTGCCGATACCGCGAATCGTAGACATCTGGAAGCGAATCACTTTCCGCTTGTCGATAATCTCGGGGTTCGCCATGGCGACTTGTGTCAGGGTGAGCGCAGCCTGCTGCCGCATCTCATCGTCTACCGCAAGGTACGAACCTGCTTCCGGTTCGCAATCGAAATCCTCTTGGATTTCACTCGGGTCGAGGCGGATGGCGACAACTTTGTCGTAGTGATCGGAGAGCGCCCAATCCGGCATTTGCTGCTGCTTTGCCTCGTCCTTGCCGAGCGCATCGACGCGCTCGCGCGTGCCCTGATTCCAATAGCTCGACTGAATTTCGAAAGCTGCGTCATGCTGTTGCTGTTGATTCATCCACAGCTTTTTGAGTCCCAGCTCGCGCAGGTAGCGGTTGCGTCCGTCAAACTTGAATTGCGTGAGAGCGTCGGCAGCCTTCGAAGAGAGTAGCGCCGTCGTCGCCGTCTTGCCCGCTTGCGGATTCGCATCCGTGCCGTTATCGACGGCGGTCAGCGAGGGCTCGGCAATCGACATCATGCGCATGATTTGCGCTTCGCGGTCGAATGCGCCGTTCGGCAAGGGCGGTTCCGTCAAGGGCTTGATGCCGTTGAGGTCAGAAATTTTCAGCTCACGGAAGAGCCCCCGCACTACCACTTCCGGCTCAACCGTCACGCCAATGCGCGAGAGGATGAAAGGCTTGAGCAGGTTCGTGATGTAATCGAAATTCTGCGCGACGGTGAGGTTGTGCATGGCATACAAGTGCCGGAGCAGGCGCGGAGTCGAGTCGCCATAGGCCGAAATCAGGTCAGGCAGCGGCGTCATGTCGGTGTAGAGATACTTCCCGTAAAGGTCGTAGGGATAGGGCCGCCTGCCGAGCGGTTTGTCACGGAACTTTTCAGAAACGTAGGTAATCCAGATTTGCCCGTCGTCGGCATCCTGCGAATGCTGTTCGAGGATGCGGTACTTGCGCCGGGGCCGCAGATTAAAAGGCAAAGAACTGTCCGGGTCTTTCTCGCGCCCGATGGACGAATTAAACATATCGCGCAGGTCGTCGCCTTCGTCGCGCTGGTCAGTGTCGCCGCCCATGCTCATAAGTTCCTGCAAGGCATCCGGGTCGAAGGCGGGAACCGGCGCGCCCGTCTTCTCGTCCTCATAGTTGAGCTTCGACATCTTCTTGAGCCAGAGGTCGGTCTCAACGTACTGCTCAATGGTGTAAGACGATTGGTCGAGGGTGCGGCAATTCGGTTCGAGAAAAAGGTCGCCGTTGAAGATGAACTTCACAACCGGCCCCTCGTACTGCTTGACTTGAGTCGGCAGATTGACCTCGCTGCCACTCTTCGACATGAAGTCGGCGATTTCGTCGTCATCCATCTCGGGACCAAGTTCGTCTACTGCTTCATCGACTTCATCGTCGGCAGCACCCTGAAAACGCATGATCGACGCGCGGTCGCGATACACAACGTCCGAGCCCTTCATGATGGCGCGGCGAAATTTCATCATCCGCGTGAGCGTGTCTTGATAGAGCTTTGTGTACCCCCAGCCGAACGCCTCGGCGGCGAGCACCATGCGGACATCGTGAAAGGCTTCGTTCGAGCGCGCGTATTGCTGCATCGCGAGACCACTGAGCGCGTCCGTCACAGTCGGGTCGCTGCCGCCCGTGTAGCGCAGCCGGTAGGGTTGCGCCGTCATGCGGGCCGCGTTGCGGCGATAGATAATGTTGAGGTCCGGCATGGCGACGTTCGTCCGGCTCTTATCTTCGTTGTGCGTTTCTGCGCCGGAACGGTCCTTTTTATAGATCGGCGGCGTCTTACACTTGATGGCCTGCCATACCTCGGTCATCTCGCCATAGAGGTTTTTGCGCATCCACTTTTGCGACTCGTTGCGTCGCCCGATGATGTCGGTAACGAGACGCGCCGGGTCTTTTGGCATACCGGGCGAACCGATTTTCGCGAGTGCTGTCGTGGTGGCCATTAGTAACTAAAACCTCTCACCATGGGCTCGAAGTCCGACCGATTTGTCTCTTCCTTGATGTGGATGGGGTTGCACATTTCGATGTAACGCAGGTTGTCGGTCATGTGATTCCTGACCTTGACGGGCTTGCCGGTCGGGTCTTGCCGCTCGACTTGTGTCGGCGTGAGTTGCTGGCGGCGGTTGTTCTTGAGCTGGTACACAAGCTCGGGGCAACGGTCGCCGAAGATGTGAATGCGGCTCGACTTCTTATAGACATCGTTGTTACCCAAAACCTCGATGACCTTGAGCCCTTCATTGACGACTTCGACGCCGACTTGCCGGTCCTTCTTTGCGTCGTCGAAATAGGTGCGGCTCATGTGCATTGCCTGCATGTGCATCTCGTAACGTTGCTGGTAATTCTCCTGCTCCGGGTCGTCGTTACTGCCCTTGCCGAAGGCGCGCGCGGCGTAATCAATCACGCGCTCAAAAACTTCTTCCTCGACCTTCGTGTGTGTTTGCGGGTCGAAGTTCTCGGGGTTCTGATCTGATTCGAGGTACTTGATGGTCTCGACATATTCCTGAATGCGCGGGCCGCGCTCATCCTGCCGACATGGCCCTGACTTGCCGTAGAGGATTCCGTTTTCCCAGCGGAAGCAAACACTCGACGGCCACAGCTCGCGGTAATACCAGCGGTCGCCCCACGGGTCGGTCGCGCACCACAAAAAAGCGTGCGGGATGCCGGGATGCGGATCGACGGACATGCGCCGCGTCCAATCGTGCGGGATGGGGAACGACTGCTCGACCGAAACCTTTTCGTCGAACTGGAAGAGCAGCGAGCCGAGCGTCGCCTCGGCGTCAATCTCGTACTCTTTCAGGTACAGCGTTGGGTCGGTCATGCGCCCGTAGGCATTGAGAGCCCAAGGCGAGAGAGACTTGTTTATCTCCGGCACAAAGGTCTTCTCGCCTTCGCCCTTCATCGGATCGGCTTCGTAGTGCAGGCGCAGAATCGTGATGCCGTGCGCGTTCTTCCACGTAGACATTCCAACGTGGGGATACTCGACCGGCATTTCGACGGGCGCGCCATCATTTGCCATTTAGTACCTTGACTGCGCCCCCGCGCCCATCATCGGCGTCGAGGATGCCCCTTGCGGAGCTTGCGGGCCGAGAATGTTGTGCTGCCGTGACAGTTCCGATTCCAAGTCGCTCAGTGTGCGATGGAGTTCGTGAGCAAGATTCACAAGGCAAATTTCGCTCTGCGGTTCGAGAGTTTTTTCCGTCGGCGATGAGCCAACGAGTTTCGCGGTGATTGCTTGCGTCGAACTGAGAAGAGCCGACGCGCGTTTGTTTGCTTCGCACATAATCCCTAGCAAGGGATCGCTAACAGCCTTCGTACCTTCCATTGACTGCCTCCGTTTCTAAGCACCAAAAAATGCGCCGCGTCCGCTCGCGCGACCTTTAGAGAAGATTGCGCCGCGCTCTTTCGCTGACAGCTTTGAAGACTGGCCCATGCCGCCCGAGACAATTTTCGGCGTGGGAAACGCGCCATCGAGCACGGGATTCGGCGGGCCGCCTGCCGGGGGCGGCATCGGCGAAGTGCTCTTGCCCATGTTGCCGTCGCTGCCGATGGGATTGCGCGGAGCCTTTGCGACCGCTCCGCCCTTTGTGGGTCCGCCTAAGCCGAGAGGCAAAGGTCCATTGCCGCCGCCGAAGCTGCCGGGCGTTGCTTTGCGCGGAGCCGCTGCGAGGTTGCCGACTACCGTCTTGCGCGGTGCGCCTGCAAGAGAGCCCACCATGGTTTTGACTGGTTTCACGCTCCGCATCGGAACGATGGTTTTGATTGGGTTCATCTGTGCTCCCTTCAAGGCTTGCGCCGCCATCTGCATTGGGTTTCCCAGCGGGTTCGGGGCGGGGCCTGTGCCCTGTGCCCGAGCCGCTAGATGTGGTCTGAGTTGCGCCGGAGTCTTCGGCGACTTGAGGGCCGCGAGTACCCCGGCGCGCATATGGCCGGACTGTGATGGATCGCCGAACGCCATGACTAACCTCCGTTACAAATTCCGAACATCGACAACAAACACGTCGCCGCGCGGCACCGCTTTGCCCTTGACCACGGTCATACCGAGCGAGCCCATGGCGTCCGAAGTGAACGCAACGAAGCTGCCCGTCTGCGAAGGAACGCCGATAGCGTTCTGCACGATGAAGCTCGGCGAGTTGCCGCTGTTAAAGGTGTGGCAGGCGCGCGAGACGACGCCCGTCTGCGCGTTGTATCCGCGTACTTCGTTCATCCACGCGCTCGTGAAGGGCGTCACTTGCGACTGACTCGTGTCCCAAAACGTTGCGTTGTCGAGCGGGTCGAACTTGCCAAAGCCGGTGTGCTGATCGCCGCAATACTTCTGCCCGTTCTGCCCCGGCAAGCCGGTGCGCGGAACAATCATGCGAGTCGCGGCGATGTTCGCGTAAGGCACTTCGAGGTACTGCCCGCCGCCCGGCCCGCCGAAATAGGCGTGCAGGTAACCCTTGGCCGCATGGCCGCCGCCAAGCATGTCGGTGAGGTTGAGCGTGGCCGTGTCCCACACAAGCGGATAGCCTTCCGCGCCGTGCGCAGGCGAGGGGCTGACAATCGCATACTGCGGGTTCGCGGTCTGCATCGCTTCGTGAATGACAAAAGGAAACGTCGTGTGCGGGGAGACCATGTTGCACGCGCCAGTGATGCCCCAATCGCCGGTAATCTGGCCCTTGGTGATGTCGAGCATCCGGTAGCCGCCGCCCGCGTGTCCGGTTTGGAACACACAGATGTTCGAGCCGCTGTTCTGCTGGCCTTCGGAGAAGCCCGCGACGAAAGTCGTATCGTCCGCCGAGACCATGAAACTCGAAGTCCACTTGACCTTGAAGCCCGCAGGCAGACTGCCCGCAAAATCGCATACTGGTGTCGCCGTGCCGGTGTAGGACATGACGGAGCCGACCGTTTTGAACGTCAGCTTTGCGATCTTCGTGCCGATCAAGCGATAGAGCACTGCCGGGTCGGTGCGCGAGAAACATAGGTTGCCGTCAAACTTGCCGGTGAGCTGCTTGCCTTGCAAGGTTGCCGGGTTGAACTGGATGACAACGGAGCTGCCGCCCGTGTTCCTGACTAGGAGCAAGGTGTCGTTCGCGTTCCACAAACCGCATTCCGGCTGATCGGCGGTTTGCATGGAAGAGCCGAGGCAAGTCATGCCGTCGGTGAGGCGAACAATCTTCGTGCCGAAATCAGGGTCGGTCTGGATGGTGTTCTTGCCGGTGAGCGCGCCCCAATTCGGGAGCGGCGAGGGAAGCTGCGTAATTTTTAGATCGGTGCGGAGAGTCATTGGGGGAGTCCTTTAGCGCTTCGTTTCAGAGTGAAACCAGCCCATGCCGTCGGAACTGACGGCGATGATCTGCTTACACACAGGTCGGACTGCGTTAAACGACTGCTCAGCCTCGGGCAAGAATGCGGCTTCGTCCATGGCGAATCCGTAGGGATGGAACAAACGAACCTGATTTTCTCCCTGCGGAACAGCCAAGATGTGCGAGCCGTTTTTTCGCTTCATCTCAACTGAGTTATCGACCACAACCGGGTTGCGTTCCTTCATCCAGTCGGGTTGACGGTTGAACAAGATGCGGCAGTAGTTAATAAGCTGCGTCGCCTTGTCCTCTTTCTCCGTCTGCATAATCCAAAAAATGTGTGGCAGCCATTGCGTCATCCATGCGATGTATCCGCAGACGAGCCACGAGGTCATCATTTCGCGCGACTTTGGAATGAAAAGCGTGTCCTGTGTGAGCATCGCTTTCATGGCGGGCACAAAGTAACTCCACGCCGGGAAGGGTGAGACCGGCTCCGTGCCCTTACTCAGCCAGTGCTGATCCTCGGTCATCGTGTGCTGGGTCAGCCACAGAAGCGGCCCCGCTTCGAACGATGCAGTGCGGCGGCTGCACTTCTCCCAAACCTCGCGCTCCGCCATCTCTTTCTTGATGAGAATGTTCATCACCATGCCCTCGCGTTTGATCGGCGAGAGGTTCGGCGTGACTTGGCTCACTTAACCCCCCTGAAAAAATTTACCGCGATGTTCGCGATGG